CCGAATCCAAGAACTGTTGTCTTACGATTTCATCGTTCTGTTCGAACAACAATCTAACTGCGACAGCTGAAATCAACTTACGAGCTTGTAACAACAATCTTCTTACGTTCAATCTGTTAAGAGCTGTATCTCTAACCTGAAGGGTTTTGTTACCCCAAATTACTGTACCGACATCAGAGAAGGTAGCAATTGGGTTAAGTCTTCCTTGGTAGAGGATGTCTCTATCTTCCTGAGTAAGTCTCAATCTTGCTTTCACAGAATTAACAAGACCTCTTGTGTAACCCGCCGATGCGAACCATGGGAAAGAAATGTTGTCTGTGAGTGCTAAGTTTCTACAAACCTGACCGGTAGGTGGAAGGTAGAGTTGTGTATTATTCACAGTATCTCTTTCAAGAATCCATGGGTAGTAAGTAGCCGTGTACGAAGAGTCAATACCGGTTCCGTCAAGATTATCTACCGCCTCTTGTGGGTAGATAATTTCGTATTGAGAACCAGCGTCAGGAGTGTACATGTTGTAGTCAGGAGTGGTTACGATGTAAACCGAGTCAGCTCTCTGATTTGTTACCATGTCAATTGCCGCTTCACAAAGATTGTTATTATTGATGTAGTCAATACTTCCTGTTGCGAAGACGTTGATGTTAGTTGATTCAGGATTGTTGAATGACAAGATACCAAGAAGGTATGCATAATAGTCAGTATTTGCGAAATCCTGAGTGTTGTCCGCTACTACAATTCTTTTGAAGGTACCCTCTCCAGACGCTGTTGGGTATCTTTGGGATAAATAAGCCCCTTGTAGGTAACCTGACGCTCCAAGTTGGAACCTGTCAGTATTTGTTCTAAACTCACGATAAATGTCCCATCCGTCAAATCCTCCTTGGAACATAAATGTGAACTTACGAGAATACAAGAAGTAGTATGGGTTAGCTTGAGTTGTTGGTTCCGCTTTGAAATCCGCAATACCACAAACAAACGCTGGTGTTCCACTCGTAACAAAAGCATTACCGATTGTAACAACAGTTGCTCCTGAGTCAAAGTGAAAACCTTGTGTTTGGTAATTCCATGGTTCAGAATCAGTCGCTTCATACCAATTGACTGTTGGGTTTTTTCTACCCTTATACTGAAGGAGGTCAGAGTCGATACCAAAAAATGATGAAATTCCCAAGTAACTTCTTCTGACGTTATCTCCCGAAGCCGTTACAACATTCGAGCCACCTGCGGTTGTGCCAAAAGGTGGGTCAAAAAGAGTTTCGCCAGGGTAAAAATATCTGTTCTTGATAATTGGGAATGGTGAAGGATTGGTCGGTGATTCGTAAATTCTCTCATCAAGACCATAGAAACCACATGGAAGTGCGTCAAACGGAGCCTCATCCGCCATTTCAATCATAACATAAGCAGAGTTTAATGGGTATTCACCATCGAACGAACCAATCTTTTTACCCACAAAACTATTAGTTGCTGGGTCCAAAGTACAATTGGTATATTTTTCAAGAACGATTGGATTAGCATCTGTATCAAAGAAATCTCGTACCTGTACGTCAAAGGTCATATTACTGAAAGATACGTTAGCAATCGAAATTTTGATTTGAGTGTTTGCCAAATCACCATCAGAAATAGAAACAAATCTAAACAATCTGTAAACTTTATTACCACGAAGTTCAGAAACTACATATGGTGTTTTTGGACTTTGGTATTGTTGGAGATTCCACGCAATTGAGGTTGTTGAAGTAATATCACGAGCTTCAGGAAGAGCAATAAAGTCACAATTTAAACCTCTCACATATCCTTTGTTGTATCCGTAAGTCAAAAGACCTGGATATGATTCCTCAACATACACCGGTACCTCAAACTGAGACTTACTAAAATTAGTTATTCCGAGAACTTTAGTTATGTAATTAGCATTACTTGCCCCAAAAGAAACATCAAAATCGAAGTCGGTTCCTGTTTTAGTTACACCACTGATTTGGAATGTTGAGAATGGGTTTTGACTAATACCCGAGTAAGGTCCTGTACATACAATTTGTAAATCAGTAAGACCTGTTACTTGATAAAGTGGACCATGGTCAGTTGCGGTGTATTCCGAAACACCTCTTGAACGTAGAGTACCGACAACTAAATTACAATATTCAGTGAAAGATTCTCCACTGTAGAAATATACGTTACCTGATAAAGTTCCTGAGAAAGTGTTTGTAGCACCTGTTGCATAATTTGTAACTACGTAATTCCAAGCATAACCCGAATAATCACATGAACTACCTGTAACATTAAAATTAGCGTAGTACCAAGGGTCATTTATACTGTCAGTCAAATCGTTTGCTAGAGGGTCAAGACTATCAACTCCAAAATTGTTACTTAACACAGAGTATTGAGAGTTTAATTGGTCATACCCAACCTGAGAGGGCATTCCGTAAAATTGTGCCGTTGTAGCTGATAACGAAGTGTTACCCGATATGGAGTTCATGAACCCTTGAATGTCTTTCGAATAAGAAGATGTTGAACCGTCATAGAGGGTGTATTGTGTGTTGAGAGAGTTTGAAACTATTGAAGGTAGTGCAGATGTAAAAGTCACAGATGTACCTGTCGATGTACCTGTGAAAGTAGCCGACCAAAAAATTTGAGCAACACCAGCGTCAATACCTACGGTTTCCCCGTCAACGTTTGCAATAGCGGTTATAGTCCATGAAGGACCAGCGTCATAACCTGAAAGCCCCAAGACTCTTGTTACAAACAATTGATTAGATTGTTGAAGGTAGGCTTTAGCGATGTAAGCCGCTTCGTATTTAGGAATCTGAGTTCCTACAAATTTTTCAGGGGTTACACCACCAAAAAAGTTCTGAAATTCATCGTAGTTTGTTATGAATATAGGTTCGAAAGCCGGACCGTATAGAGTTTCACCAACCAAACCTAAAGTCGTTACACCAACGCTTTGTGCTACAAATGACAAATCAGTTTCGGATGTATAGACACCAGGAGATACAAAAACCTTTTGATTGGCTTGTGTTGTTACTTGAAAAAACATATTTTAATTTTTCTTATTCGGATTTATTTTATAGATAAATATTCAAGTAAAAAGTAAAAAACTTGACTTTTGGATATGTATTGATAAGCAGTAAGATTTTATTCTGCCTTTTTTCTACCTTTATGAAAATTCCCTCTCAGGATATTAAGAACCTTAAAATATCAAAACAGGCACACTCAGTGTTAAAAAACTACTGTGATAAACACGGAGTGAAAATGTATAGGTTTTTAGAAAACCTTATTTACGAAAGGTGTGGGGACAAAAAAGATATTTACGGAGAGGACTAAACTAATTTAGCCGAGAACAAAATATTTGCTTCTTCACCGACAGTTTCCTTGGTAACAACTACCTGAAACTTATCTCCTTGATTCAATTGAATGTCAAAAATATCTGACCCATAAAAATCATCGTTGATGTAAACATCGAAAGAATCTACATTAGTTGATTCAATAAACTTTACATCAATTCTGTAGTCTACAGGAAAATCGGTTAGCGTCGTATTTCCTGATGTGAAAAAAAACGGATAATCAAACTCATCGGGATTTGGTGGTGTAATCTGATTACGCTTTCCAACGGGAACTTGAGTATCTACTTCATAAACTTGAAGAACTCTCGCAACGGCTGGTTTCACTTGAAACTCCTCTTCATCAATTAGATAACCCAACATGGTGAAGTCGTAACTTTGAATGTAATAATTTCTTTTGTCTACATCAATGATTGACTCATCAGATATGTTGTTCATAACGATTGGTACATATTGACCTTTGATAAATGTATATGCTTGACGTGAAGAAAAAGTTTGAAGTACATTTTTGTTAAATGTATTTAATTCCCTCATTCTGTTACATAAAATTTTGACACTATAATCAATATCAACAGGTACAGGTTGGGGAATTGTGTAAACATCATATCCCTTTTGGTTTCCATTCCAAGTGGGAACTGTGGCGTAGTAGAATTGTTTTCTAACTGGTATTGTGTATTGAAGTGACGGATTGGTACCATATTTAACTTCAGGTTTTCTAACAACCGTTATAAATGGAAGTTGTACGTTGAAGTCATTGTCAACAAAATCCCAAGTTTCAGTGAATTGAGACCACCTTTGATTGGTAATAATTTTATTGATAACACTAATATCCTTGCCTGATACTGTGGTTTGAAGTGAAGTTTTTACAAACTCCAACATACCCAAATCCAAATCCGCATGCAATACAGATTTTGGGAGATACGTCCCGTCTTTATTAATGAACTCCAATAGTTGTTCTCGCCTAGCAGAGAGAGTCTTCGGAGGAACTAAATCAATTGTAGGTTTTATTTGTTTTGGATATGGCATCAGGTTCCGTAAAATTCATTTTGACTTGCAGGAGTTGCAACAATGGTCCTGTAAAATGGTTTATACCCTCCGTAAGTATGTTTGTTGTCTGATACAACCCTTCCATCATCGGCAACAGAATAGTAACGTACCTTGCTTTCAGTTTCATAATAACCCAAGTAATCACCAAAAGCAATATCAACCCCCAATTCATCGAGGTAAGATTGATAAATAGAAAATCTCAAATTACCTGGTTCGTCTTGTTCAATACGAGAATTACCGAGTCTCATACCAGTCGGAGATAAAATTTGAACATACCCCTTAAGTTCCACAGGAGCTAAAAATTGAATTCCACCCTCGGGTGATTCCCCATAAACATCATCGATTCTTGTCTTGTATCTATCAATACGATATAGAATGACGGTAAAGTTCATATCACCTTCCAACCATTCAGAACCCATCGAAACATCCAACGCATAATCTTCACCACCGAAGAATTTGCCAAGTCGAGTAATTGGTACTAATTTATTTGCCATAACCGATATATTGATAAATACATGTAGGATTGTTATTATTATCAGTAAAATGGTCATTAATCCTCCACATAAAATTAAAGTCGCCGACAGTGTTATTCACGGGTTAGGCGTGTTTGCCACACAAAAGATTTTGAAAGGAGAAATTTTTGAAGTTGCTCCTGTCCTAAAATTAGACTCTAACGTCATGTCTCATTATAGGTTTTTCTATCCACGTGGAGGACAAAACCAATACTTTGTTATTGGTCTTGGATATTCTTCATATTATAATCATTCAGAGAATCCAAGTGCCGAATGGGACAACACCGATGGACAAGAAAGTTTTAATTTCTATGCTCTTCGGGACATTGAAGTTGGAGAAGAAATTACCGTATTCTACGGAGATAGTAATTATTGGACAAGCACAGGGCAATCTATAGAAGTAAAATAATGGGAATTAACCTCACAATAGAATCCAAAGCTGTTTCAATTCTAGAAACATACAAAGGGGCAAACAATTATATTTTGGGTTTAAAGGACAAACTTCAGAATAATAAAAAGTTTTATCCCACCCGTAGTCAAGCCGAGTATATTGTCACCAATAAAGACAACACCCCCAAGGTAGCTAAGAAGTGGGTTATGTTGGACTCATATTTCTCTAACAAAATTGCCAACGACAAATTCCTAATCAATGTGCCTGAAAAACTTTGGATTGAAAAGTTGTTGGCAGAGAAAGATAAAGCATACCACATTTGGGGAAAGTTCTTTGAGGGAGATGCTCTGTCCGACATTTGGGTTCCTAAGGTATCACTTATCAAAGATAACAAAGTTGAGATTGGAGAAATAAACTACGAGAAGTACAGTCACCGTCCTCCACTCGAACACCAAAAGACCGCCATTGAGAAACTACTTGAAAATAAAAAATACATCTTGGCTGACGATATGGGATTGGGAAAGACAACCTCAACTATCATCGCATCTTTGGAGGCAGGTGCCAAGAAAATTCTTATCATATGTCCCGCAACCCTGAAGATTAACTGGCAAAGGGAATATGGGTTGTATTCAAAAAAGTCGTCTTATGTTTGTGAGGGTAAAAACTACTCTCCCGAGGCTGAGATTGTGATAATGAACTACGACATTATCAAAAACTTTCACGACACAAAAAAAAGAAAAGACTCAATCATTCTACAATCCAAATTTGATTTGGTAATAATCGACGAGGCTCACTACATCCAAAATGTACAAGCCCAAAGAACCAAACTAATTAACGACTTGGTTAAAGATGTGGAAAGATTGTGGTTGTTGACCGGTACCCCTATGACATCACGTCCCATAAATTATTTTAATCTTTTGAGTTTGGTGGATTCACCTGTGGCAAAAAATTGGATGGCTTATGTGATTAGATATTGTTCGGGTTACCAATTCAAAGTGGGAATGAGAAAAGTTTGGAATGTCATGGGGGCATCCAACTTGGAAGAACTACGGGACCGAACCACTTCTACAGTTTTACGTAGATTAAAAGAAGATGTATTGGACCTACCCGAAAAAATTATTACCCCTGTATATTTGAGACTAAGGTCAAAAATGTACGAAGAAGTGATGGGGGATTACTACAATTGGTACGACAAAAATCCAAATGAAAGTAAAAACCTATCAATTCAATTCACTAAACTCACGGAAGTTCGACAGGTAATTGCGAATGAAAAAACTCAACACACTATTGAACTTGCGGAAAACATTATAGAACAAGGAAAAAAAGTTATAATCTTTTGTAACTTTACGAAATCTTTGGAATCCATTTGTGAACACTTTGGAAAATCTGCGGTACGACTTGATGGTTCTATGTCTAAAAATCAAAGACAAGAATCTGTGGACAGGTTTCAAGAAGATGAAAAAGTAAAAGTGTTTGTTGGAAATATCAAAGCAGCTGGTGTGGGCATTACCCTAACCGCTGCCGAAGCCGTTATTATGAATGACCTTTCGTTTCTTCCCTCTGACCATAGTCAAAGTGAAGACCGAGCTTACCGATATGGACAGAAAAACAATGTTTTGGTTTATTACCCTATCTTCGATAACACTATCGAGGGAATCATTTACGACATTCTCGGAGCAAAAAAGAGAATCATCGGAACTGTAATGGGTGATACTCAAGACGAAACAAATGTTGTAGAAGAAATCTTAAAGAGCATTAACCAAAGAAGATAAACTCAAGTTTCCTGTTATTTATAGAAAAATCTTCTAACATGGAATATCTACAAGAATCCGTGGAAAAACTCGAAAAGAGAATTATTCACGAACAAAAAAAGGAAGAGGTAAAAGTTCTTATCAAAGAAATGAAAAAAATCGGGATAGAAAAACTCCCGTATGCCTATTCAGCCTTGAAACGATTCATTGACCCCGAGACAATGAACGTTCACTACAATAAACACTACAAAGGTTACGTTGATAAACTCAACGGATTTTTGGAAAAAAGAAAAGGAAGTGATGACTTGGAAAAAATTATCAAAAGTATTTCCAAGTATCCTAAAGTTGTAAGAGACAACGCAGGTGGCGCTTTCAATCACGCACTTTTTTGGAACATGTTATCCCCAACCCCGAAAAGAGTCGGAAAGGAAATGGATAGAAAAATCAGAAAAGATTTTGGCAACTTCATTAAGTTCAAACAAGAATTTGAGAAGATTGCTAAGGAAAGATTCGGTTCAGGTTGGGTGTGGTTGGTTCTTACTAACAAAGACACATTAAAGATTATGTCTACCCCAAACCAAGATAATCCTCTGATGAATGTGATAGAAGGCGGCGGATATCCACTTTTAGGCTTAGATTTGTGGGAACATGCGTATTACCTCAAATACAAAAACAAAAGAGACGAGTACATCAAAAACTTTTGGACCGTTGTCAATTGGGACTTTGTTGAAGGGTTATACAAAATGAAAACTGAAACACAACTATTAGAAACCAAACAAATGGGACAATTACTCATGGAAGGTAAATCCAACCCTTGTACTCGTGAACAGGTAGAATTCTACCGTATGTTGTTCAACGTCAACAAAACCGCACGGAACAACTACAAAAACGCAATTATTAAAGTTCACCAAAAAGAGTTTGCCGACAAGTATTACTACCAACGTGACAATGGAGAAATTCCAGGTGTCTACAACTTGGAAAAAGAGGGTCGTTCAATCATTAATTACATGAATACCAACTATTCGGTGTTTTGTATTATGGTACGTGACTTAAACTTGGTTTTGGAACGTATGGGTGAACCACTTATTGATTTCAACGACAAGACACCTTTTGAACAAATTACTGAAATGAAACGTATGTGTCGTATCATAGATAAGTATTCAGGAAGAATCTTTGACCCCAATAGTTCAACGTTCAAAAATATTATGTCAACACTGACTGAAAAAGATAAAATTGGAACACGTAGGGAATCCACTGCTAAGGAAAAAATTTTAAAAAACTTAGCAGGTTCTACCGTTATCGGAACAGCAGGAGCTGGTAAAGAAATCGATGCCGTTCAGAAAATTGACTTGAAAATTTACTTTCAAGGACAAAACCTTACCGCCCAAGTAAAAGGGTTTGATGAACTTAAAGAACAAGGAGACAAAATTGTGGTTACCAAAGCTGGTGAAATCGACATTTATAAAGTTGATTGGATGGTTTTTGTAAAAGGTGGACGGGTTGTTATATTCAAAAACAATCCTGAAATTGTTCTTGGTGAATATGTTTTTGACAAAAATGACCTTCTATACAACTTAAGATAGTACCGACTATTTATATGTATGGCAGTAATTCCAGAACCCGAAAGAAGTAGAATTTATACTCGTCTTAAGCACCAACTTGGTGCTCCTTTACGTAGTGTTGAATTAGAAAATGAGATGTTGGACTCCTTAATGGAACTTTCCATTGAGGATTACGAACAGTACGTTTTAGATTGGTTGATTGAATCACAATGGACAAACCTTGTGAATCTAAATATGAGTGAAAAATCAGTAGCAAACGCCCTGATTACAAGAACACTGAATTTTGAGGACCAATTTACCTATGCTTACTCAAAAATTGTTGGTCTACAAACTGTAGGACCGTGGATATTAAAACAAGACTACTTCGTTTTAAGTGCTAATACTCAGTCTTACGAAATTCCTGCGGGTAGAGAGGTTAACGAACTTCTTTGGTTTTCAAACCAACCATTTCAAAACTTAGCTCTTTTTGGTACTGCAGATTATGGTTTTGGCGGTTTGGGATTGGGTGCTAACCAAGCGGGTTACGCACAGATGGGAAACGCTGGTTCTTACTTTATGTTGAGTGGTTTCGATTATCTTTTAAGGGCTCAAGAGGCAAACATCCTTAACAGAATCTTAGGAGGTGAGTTAACTTACAAAATCACAGGTCTTCCTGATGGTAAAAGGTTAATTACCCTCTACAACGCTCCAGGTAGTAACTTTTCATGGAGTAACTACTCCCAATATACAGGAAAGGCTGTATGGTATTTCTATTACGAAGTCGATGGAGACAGTAGAGCACAATGTCTAAAAGACAATCCTGACATTATTAAGTTACCTTCAGATGTTCCAATTGAAAAACTTTCTTGGGAAAGTTTAAATGTTCCTGGTCAACAATGGGTTAGACGTTGGTTCACGGCTTACGCTAAGGAAACCTTGGCACGTGTTCGTGGAAAATATAGTGGTAACTTGAAGACTCCTGATAGTGAAATCATAATGGACTACCAAGTACTTCAAACTGAGGCTAAAGATGAAAAAAGTAAGTTAGAAGAAGAACTAAAACTACGTCTTGAAAGACTCCGCCCTGAAAACCAAATGAAGAAGGAAGCGGAAATTGCCGAAAACCTCAACAAACAAATGAAGTACAGAGCAATGCCAAGACAGATTTACGTAATATAATTTTATGGCTGTTATTAAGAGTGTACCATCTCAAAGAATTTTCAACAACAAAGTAATTCACACTTCAGAAGTTGCCGTTGTATCGGAACCATTTTATGAAACACATGGTGAAGCCTGTGTTGTAATCAGAGGAATTGATAGTTCCAAAGTTAGATTGGACAGTATTTCCACTGACCACACTGTAATCAAAGCAATGACGAAAGTTTTGATTATTCCCGACGTGGGAAGAATCGATGAAGAGTATGACGAGATTGTAATTGACAAAGGGGCGTGTGTAGAATTCCGTTTCTGTGCCGGAACTTGGTACATTATTTCCTCTGACGGACTTAAGCAGTCCTAAGAGGAATATTTTTCAAATCCTTAACACTAATACTTTGTAAGTTTGTGGTACCACGTGCCATGGAAACAAATACCCCTTGGTTTGCCAAGTGCTCAAATACGTAAAACAAATAATCGGGTACTACCAAGTCAGGACGAGTAACCGTCACTCCGATGTGTTCAGGTGAAAACTCACGAGTTGGACGACCAACTTTGTTGGCACTTCCTTTACGAATCAACCAAAAATTGGCATTAGGGTCATTGACTTTGAGGTCAACTATTTGTTTCAGTTTCATATTGGTAAATATACTGCTCCCATCCCTGTTCTGCCAAATCGTACATATAATTTGATGAAAGTCCTCTTTTTTCCCAATATTTTACTTCACCGTCAGACATTGTCATAACTTCATCCAACTCATCTTGGTCACCAACCCCCATAGGGTATCCGTTAATTAATTCACACTGAGTCGAGGTAAAGATACCCATATCTTCAGGATTATTAACTAACATACCATTTCTAACATCGTCTTTAAAACAAACCATAAGTGGTTCAATACGTTTGTTAAAGGTTGTAACCGCCCGTGCTACATTGTAATCCCCCGTCATGTCAGGATTTGCCTCTAAGTCATCAGGTTCCAAGATGTAAGAATTCAATTTTATGTATGAGTCAACATCTTGGAGAACCTCACCAGTCTTATCAAAGTGTCTCTTCTTTTGTAATTCAGAATACCTTTTAGCGGGAACTTTTTGAACATCACCGTGAGACGCTTTCTCTCCGTTGTTTACGTACATAATCACATCTCCCAAGTTCACGTTCATCTTATGGTGGATTGCAAGTTCCATATGTGCTTGACGAGACATCAATGAACCCGCTTTAGTGGTCTGTGTACAACGTTTATTGTAGTCATCAAGGGTTTGCTTAACTCTCGCTTTTTGAGCAATCTGAGCAAGTGGAATCTGATGGTTGTAAATCCTTTCCAAGTACTCGTAGTAGTAATCAACGAATTCTTTACCCTTACCCTCAAGTAACATCTTGATTCCCTTATCCAAGAATTTTTCAATGTAACCTGGAAGTTTTTTTGACTTGATGGAGTTACCAGTAAGTTTAATCTTCCCTTTGTAATCCATAACCGCATAATTCTTGCGAGCAAGGTTGATACACGACGGCCAAACCCCATCTGTATCCAAAGCCATTTCACCTCTCATAAAGATATCGTTGTATTCAGCAACATCAGCATTTGCACCTTCATAAACCTTCCCTTCTTTTACCTTCCAGTTAAGTCCACGACCAACGTACTTTCTTTCATTAGCCCCCTCAGCTAAAGAAAAGTTCACACCGTCCGTATCCATCACAAGAGGAGTATATCCACGAGCCATAAAGAACTTAATCATTTGACGTAGATATTGTCGACCCGTACAGGTAATTTGTTCACCCATATACATGTCTCCCCAAGCATATACTTGAGGAGCGGACAAGGCACCGAACATCGAGTTGATAAAGATTTTAATCGGAAGTTGTTTGTTGTTGTAGGTTGCCGCTCGTTTGGGGTCACTCTCGTAGTATTGTTCCGCAAGTTCTTTGTACAAAATACGAGTATCACGGAAGTACTTTAACATTCCCTTCATTGCGCCAGTCACGTCACATTGAGGAAACACGTCATGTACCAATTGAATTGAAGGATACAGGGACGAGAAGTCAAGTTTGAGAACATCTTTGGAATAACCAACTTTAAGTAGTCGAGACAATCCACCCACAAAGTCGGTTTTACTTTGTTTGGCAGGGATTGCTAAATTGTGTTTATAACTCCAAGCGAGCATCAACATTTTCCAAAGAGTTGCGGTTCCCATTGTTGAGACCCTTTCGTATGTAGTTGGAATCATTGAGGCAAGAAGAAACGAACCTTGGTTGAATTCTTTATCTACTTTAAGGGTTTCATCCAAGTCATCTTGTAGATATCGTTCAACGATATCAACCCCGTTTGTTAAAAGGTAGGTATTGGGGAACTTTTTATCCAAATCCACAAAGTCACCCTTTTTACGATATTCACCATTTTTGAGGTTCAACCAATACTCTTGTTTTTCGGTATACATTTTACCGATACTATCGTGGTTAATATAAACTCGGTCAGGTTGTTTGGCGTTGATAAACTCAGAGATGTACTTAAGACCCGCCGATTTGATTGAGGAGTTAATCGCTTGAGCACGACGAACAGCGTGGATAATATCAATTACGTTGTAACCCCAAATTGAAGTCTGCATGAAATCTTCAACTTCGTTTGCCAACTTTAAAAGATTCTTCTTTTGTGAAATTGAATGTTCGGGGTGAAGAGAACGAACAATCTTTCTGATATCCATTCCAAGGATTTTACAACGCTCAAAAATCCAATACCAGTCGAAGTTTGCGGAGTTGTATCCACCAATGATACTTGGTTTGAGTTCATTAATAACCTTGAAGAATTCTAAGATACCTTGTTTTTCTTGACTCTCATCAATACACTCGATGATTCGGTTGTAACCCTTATTAGTTCTCATACCAATCATGAAGATACGACCGTCCTTGGGTTCAAGAGAGGTCGTCTCCAAGTCAAATACCAAACGAGTCACATCGTCATAATCTTCATATCCTTTGAACAATCGTTTTTCTTTTGATATAAAGTATTGTTCTACAGGGGGGAGAATAAGGATTTTGTCACGGGACTTTTCACCCCATGGGTCACAATTACCTTCACGAAAAAACTGAATTAGACTACGATAACCTTTTAAAGACTTGACCATGTAAGTCAGACCTTGTTCCATACGTTCATCACCATGAGTATCCAATTTGGTAATAACAATCCCATGTTTGGTCATCGCTTCCTTTTGGGCTCCCTTGGAATTGTTGTAGAAATTAAGACCCCGAAGGTCTCCCACCCAACAAAAAGGAATGAACGTATCCTTACGGATTTCTTTTCCCTTGCCAGGAATTTCTTTGATTTTATAAATTGAATCTGATACGTAGTCGAATTCACACGACACTATAAATTCTTCAGGGTCGTTACCCTCCAAGAATGCTTTGATATCCTCAGGTGTTGTCATAATACAGTTTTTTCCGAGTGACACATTATCTTCCACACCATGTGGAGTTTGTCTTACTCATTCAACTGTAAATATAGAAAAGATTTGTTCTCAGGTCAATTAACAACACCCAGTCTCAGAAATGAAGCTGTCTTCGATATTGATATAAAGGTCCTCTCTGATAGGCATAATTAAATTACCATCGTTGTTCTTAACCAAGAATTGACCTGTATATCTTCCTGGCGTGTTTGTGTCTCTTGAGGTGAACCTGTAGTAGATGTAATACTCAGTTGGAGCTCCATCTGCCAATATCAAACTAACAATATAACAAGGTGCGGAAACAATTTTTGGAATACCTGTTTCGGTGTTTATCATAGAAAAATAAATGGTGGCACTCTCTAATGACTCCATTATTTCTAAGTAACCCGTTCTACCATCTTTAACAACCTGCATCTTCAAAACAGGCAATGTTGCGTTTTTTCTGATAAAAAATTCCATACAAAGATAAATACTTTGTTAGGACTCTTTTCTTAACCCCGCTTCATAAAACTCAAATCTGTCGTGTTCGGTGGGGGTAATCATCATTAAACCTGGTTTGATATTGCCCGACTTAGTTTCTTGGAAGATGTAACTCATCCAAGTTTGTTCGAAAGGTCTTTCCCATTTGGTTGTTAGGAACATTTTTTCATTACCATACTTGGAAACCACTTGGGGCCAATTACAATAATATACTTCACCAATTGAGAACGGAACTCCCTTATAGGAAAACATTTGATTGAACTTAGTTCTCGGAGCATTCGGGTCTAACCCCTGTACAGGTAGAGTTGGCTTTTCAGGCCAGTACTCCTCTCTTTTGTGTTGAGGTACGTTGTACCATGACCATTGAACTCCATTATCCCCATAAAATTCGGAGTAATTCAATTTGATAAAGTCCAAAGAATTATTTTTGGTAATCTCAAGAGATTTGTTATAAATGTCGGTCACATGTCTGTTAAAACCGTTTCTACAAACTTGGTCTTGCCCTTTGTAAAAAAACATATCATCTTCAAAGAACCAATAAAAATCAAAATCATTTTCTTGAGCGTGTTCTGCAATCCATTGTCTACCACCACAAATACCTAAGTTATCTTTTTTGATATGTTCAAAATTATATTGATTACAAAGCTCTAAGTATTTTTCTGTGGTTGACAAATCAGAGGAATTGTCCAACAAGAATTTTTTTGGTTTGTCAATAAAATTTCGGTCGTAGATTTCCATCGACTTCATTAGTGTCTCAAATTGATTCGGACTGTTGAAGGTAATAACATAAAGTGCTGTGTTATCAATATTCAATTTATTGTAATTTGAAACTCCATTAACATTTTTTAAAACGTGTTTGTCATTTTTTAAATCTTCACAAAACTTACCAATCAGACCATTATCTTCAATCTCGTAGTAATCAAACATATCAGAGTGTCTGTACAACATAATACTGAAAAGAGATTCTTCAGTACCCATATATCCTTCATTGAGTGTGGATTGTAATACGTTGTAGTAAATTCCATTTACATCACCAATGACACTTTTACTACCACCAAACAAACCTCCTCTACAAACTAACTTTACATCGGAACCTGCGTATTGATTAATCTTAGGATATGTGAATCCATGAATCTCGGTTTCTGCTTTGTATGGAAATGCAATAAACCCAAATTTAGAAAATAATTTATCAAATTTGTTTTGTATTTTGTCGTGAGTGAAGTAACCCCAATGTACGGTGTTTGTAATTCCGGCATCAATCCAATACATGTATTGGGAATTGAATTGGTCCATGATACGAGCGTCATTCAACAAAAACATTTTTGACATTACAAGTGGATTGTACATTTCCAACTTAGATTGTGTCGATTCCGGTAACCAACCTGACTGATTGTACCAAGAAGGGTTAGTTCTTATTTTTTGGATTTTATCGTAAATCTCATTTTTAAACCAATCCTGAGACCGAGGTATAAATTGTGTATTTTCTCTACTCCTCCTTTCAAAAACAAAACTTTCCAACTCAGGGTCTCCGAAAATAATCATGTTATTTTCCACCTTAAGAAGTTGGTCAAACTTTTCTAAATAGTGTTCAAAACTCCTTGACCAACCTTCTGCCAAAGAATCTCTTTTGATATTCCACAAACCTGTGACTAATGTAACTGACATATTAATATTTTTTTTTACAAACCCATACAACCGATTCAAAAATCTCACGATTGTAATCAACTAAATTATTTTCTTGAGAACAGGATAGAATGTCAGATTCTGATAGTTCGTGCCAATTCCAAATTTTTTGATAAACAGACTCTTCAAAAACTTGTCTGTTAAAAGCGTAGTCATGTCCTAAGATGTAATCACCACGTTTTAAAAACTTAGACAACAAATTAAATTCTCTTACTTTGTCACCACCATCACATAGAACAATAGTAACCCCATCCCCTTGAATAAAATCTTTATATTCTTGAGGAATGTCTTGGAAGTTATCCAAAAAGATGTTTTCTAACCTAAGGTCAACACCCATCTCAATTATGTTTGAATACCAATGTTTTTCATGAATGTCTAAAGAAATGATGTGAGTACCCAATTCTAAATTATCACAAGTGTATTTCAAAAATTGTGTGAATCCTCCAATTGATGTTCCAATTTCTAAAATTCTTTTAGGTTTAACATTTTGAATAAAGTTGTGAAAAACCTCAAACGCTTTGTAATTTTGTTGGGCGGCCCAACCATTGTAAGTTGAAATACTATCGTTGTGTTCCAAGTTACATTTTTTATAAACTTTGTCTTCAAATTCCATCATTGCATAAATTATTAATTTTTTTCAACAAATTGTAGTTGTTAAAGTATTTTTGTTTTATTTTTATTACCTCAGGTAACATTTTTTCGTAAAGGTCCTCTGCGTTAGTTTCAATATGGTTAATTAAATCCAAACATTGTTTGTGGTTTGTTACATCTTCGAATACAAAATAACCACACTCAGGATACAATTCTTTCAGGTTAGTACACCCAAAATAAATCGGAATGGTATTATAAAGTATTGAGTCGTAAAATTTTTCTGTAATCCAATTTTTAGTAAATTGATTTTCTAAAGCAATACTAAATCGGTAGGATTCAACGGCATGTTTTTTTTCAGGTTCATTTTTAAAATCCCAACCTGCATAGAAATCAATAGATGGGGCATTGTGAATTAAAAATTGATTCAAGTCATGACGACTTCTGTAGGAGCAACCTTCAGGGTTTATGTCATCTGAATTCAATTTTGTAATTACTGAAGAAATGTTTTTTGTCTTAACAGGATTGATGTTAATTAAAGTTTTGTAATTCCAATCCTCTTCTTTATCCATCCAAGGACCACGACCTCCATAGTAGGTATGAGCGGGTGATTCATCACAAAGTTCTGAAGGATTGTAAAATTTTTTGTCAAACCCAAAAACTGTTATGTCTTCGTTGGTGGAGAAATTCAATTGATGGGAGCCCGCCCAAGTAGGTTCGTGTGGGAATACAAATACTTTTGAACCCTTTTTTATTGGTGAATTAATGTGATTAAAAAAAACAATCACATCATACGAATCATCATATACAAATTCTATATTTGAGGTGTCTCTTTCATCTGTTTTAAATTGATACAACAATCTTTTGGTAAGATTTTCAGAAGTGTCCCAATTCGCAGATATTCTTACTTTTTTCATATCGGTTTTTTTATCGACGATTTTTTATTCTGAAAAAGAATATCTACTTGAATTAAATCCAAATCGTTTAGTCGGTGAAACTCTAATATTTCATAGATGTCAAATTTTCCTCTCAGGTACTCGACAACATCTCCAATCATACATCCACCAATGTTCCATTCAACCAAAGAACATTCAATTTCAATAAACTCAACATCATCTAACATTTCACCCAATCCGTTCATTATGATAATTTCAGAACCTTGAGTATCTAACTTAAGTAAATCAACTTTTTGAATTCCGTGTTTTTCACAAAGTGTCTTCAAAGTTACTGACACCCTTTTTTCCTCAACTAAACGGTCACCTTCATAATGAAAAGTATTTTCTCTAAACAAAGAATCGCCAGTACAATGACCTTCAACCTTTTTAAAAAAAATAACTTCTTTACCATCTTGGTCAGACAAGACTTGGACTTCTCCAACGTTAACGTGAGGAAAACTACCGTTCTTATTCCAATCATTCGCATCTACACCCATTATAGTAGTTGTGGGAAATGTAGAACGTATTGAAGCGCTCCATTCACCATGACAAGCACCTCCATCAATTGATACATTTGGGTTAAACCCAAACTCTTTTAATCTATTGTAAACTAATGAACGGTACATTAAATCTTAACCTTTTCCCAATTGTTAGCGTTAAATCCAACTTTCAGGATTTGTATTTGATTTCCCCACCCCATTTCACCCATGTTGATTCCCGCCAAATGAGCCGATACACCGATTTCAAATGCTTCCATGTCGTAAGTTATTGGATGATTTTCATCTTGAGTTTCAAACTGAGTACAGAAGTTCTCAAAATGTTTTGCCATTTCAGACAATCGTTCGTTATTCTTAACCAAAAAAACGTGTTCCGAAGGTAATTTAGCACCACTCCATTCAGGATGTATTCCATAGAATAAAAACTTAGAGTTAAACAACGGTTTGGGCCAACTGTTGAAGTCCGTAGTTTCCTTGAATTCTTTTTCAGCCCAATCATATGTTGCGTCAGTTCTCAAAGCAACCATATCATAACCAAGACTTTCCCAATGATTAATCATTCGTTCAACGTCCTCTACATTAACATCTTCTGTAAAACCTGCGTCACAATCCATATAGAGAACATAGTCATACGATGAATTGATATCTTTAATTGCTGAGAACTTCAAAAGTTGATTGAACGCTCCAACATGAGTTTTATGGTTTTCTAATTTGTCTTCTTTTATGAAAACTCTGTCATTTGGGTTTGTTACATCATCAAACAAATCAGGACGGTTAGTCGATACCATAACGTCCCATGG